AGCAAGACTTACTGGATACATTCGTCGTCAATTGACAGTGGCAGCAAGACCATTCGTATTCGAACCAAACGATAGTATCACTAGACAGCAAATCTCTGGTGTCATTCAAACCCTGTTTGTAGACCTAGTGGCAAAGCGCGGTGTATACGATTATTTGGTTGTATGTGATTTGTCAAACAACACACCAGCAAGAATCGACAGAAATGAACTTTGGGTAGACTGTGCGTTTGAGCCCGTGAAAGCAGCAGAATTCATTTATATCCCAGTTCGCGTTCTTAATACTGGTGCATTGGGTAACAATGCTAGCGCATAATATAGTTAAAGTGGGTGCTTTAGGGCACCCACTTTAAAAAGATAAATACTTATAACAGGAGAATACAAAAATGGCAACAGCCTCACAATCATTGTTCAATATGACCGTAGCGTCTGATAATGCTGGTGGCAATCAAGGCCTGTTGATGCCTAAACTACAGTTCAGATTTCGTGTCAATTTCTTGAACTTCGGGGTTGGGTCAACAGCAGGACTGAGTTTGACTAAGCAAGTAGTAGATTGCTCTCGTCCAAACGTTACGTTTCAAGAAATCACTCTTCCAGTATATAACTCAACCCTATATCTAGCTGGCAAGCATCAGTGGCAAACAATCTCGATCAACATTCGTGATGACGCTTCAGGCAGTGTTTCTAAGGCAGTAGGTCAACAAGTGCAAAAGCAAATGGACTTTGTTGAACAAGCATCTGCGGCTACCGGTCAAGACTACAAGTTCCAAACTAACATCGAAATTCTCGATGGTGGTAACGGTACTGCTACTCCGCAAGTTCTTGAGACCTGGGAGCTTTATGGTTGCTTCGTTCAAACTGTAAACTACAACACATTGAACTACGGAACAAATGAACCGGTAACTATCGCACTTACTATTCGTTTCGACAACGCAATTCAGGCTCCGCTTGGTTCTGGTGTTGGAACATCTGTAGGACGCGCACTATCAGGTACAACTGGTTCTGTAACAGGTATCGGTGGAACTACTTAATAAAGGTCATACAGTATGACTGGATTTATTCAAGATTTACTACAGGACGCTGCCGGAGCCTTCTTCGGCAGCGACTACCTTAGAGACTATACACACGCATCAAAAACGTTTAGGACAAATGCATATCAAAATGCTCCTAAACTAAAGTTCCTTTTTCATACATATTTTGAAATTAATCCGGCGGTGTACTTTCCTGGATCTCAGACCAATTATGGTCTATTAGTAAAAGAGGTTAAATTACCATCATTCTCTTTCAGTACTTATCAGATGAATCAATACAACAGAAAGAGAATAATTCAAACTAAAATCAAGTACGAACCTATAGAAATTACTTTCCACGATGATACTGCAAATCAAGTTAACAAAATGTGGGAAGCATATTACGTTTATTATTACAACGACGGTGCTAGATCCGGATCGGTATTAGCTGGCGACCCGGGTAGTCCGCCCGGAGCAAATGGCCCGCGTGATGCAGCATATAATGACAGAAATATCTATCAAAATAGCCCCGCTGCAACATATGATTGGGGTCTTGTGGGCGGCACTGGCGGAACCCCTACGGACGTGCAAGCAAACAAAAAGGTTCCCTTCTTCAAGCGCATAACCGTGTTCGGGTTTGATCAACACAAGTATACTGCATATACCCTAATTAATCCTATAATCACGAATTTCTCACACGACTCGTACAATTACGCCGAGGGTGCCGGCACAATGGCTAACAGAATGACAGTCGATTATGAGACGGTGTTGTATAATAACGGTGGAATGGATGGCAGAACTCCAGGTAACATTGTAACTTCCTTCGGTGATCCCGCAAACTATGATACTACTCTGAGTCCTATTGCTAAGCCAGGTTCTCAGGGCACTATTTTCGGACAAGGCGGATTAGTGGATGCAGCAGGAGGGTTTGTAAATTCACTAAACGAGGGTAACCCAATTGGTGCTATTATGGCTGCTGGAACAGCGTACAACACGTTTAAAAATACCAACCTTGCGCTCACTGCTAAAACTGAATTGAACACTATGTTAGTGAACTCAGTACAAAACACACCAAATACTAGAAACACATTATTCAACTTCCCAACTGCAAGATCAACTCCAGGTCCTGCCGGATTAGCAGCATCACCTGTCATTGGTGCAGTGACCTCTGCTATAACAGGAAGCAGAACAGCCGGAACTCAAAACAATAGTTAATTTACAGCATAAATACTAATATGGCAAGCATTTCATCGATAGATCAAGTAGATCAAACTATTCGCATTTATGACAACTTCTATAATAAGCAGTTGACTATAAATGCGGCTGACTACGATATAGTGTATTCATATTTTAAGGGCAAGTCAAACAACGCAGACATTGCATCTAACATGACAACTATTCTGTTTAGAATCGCGCAAACTGGAAATTATAACGTTATGGACTTGTTAGAGATTGTTCAGGGCGCCCCTAATAATCTACAGATGAACACTATTCTTTGTTATTATTTGAATACATTTAAGTCAAAAAATTCTTTGTATGGCGTCGGAAATATTCCAAAACCAAACGAAGCAGTACAGCGCAATGTAGTGCAATGATATGGGTAAATGGGCAAACGGCATATACACTCCCAAAAACCCTGAGAAATATATAGGTAAACACGCACCTAGATATAGATCAGGCTGGGAAATGACGTTCATGACCTTTTGCGACAGTAACAAAAATGTGCTTGCTTGGGCAAGTGAATCAATGTCGATTCCATATCGTAATCCATTAACAGGAAAACCATCCAACTATATTCCTGATTTTTTCGTAGTGTATGAAAACAAATTTGGTAAAAAGATTGCTGAAGTAGTAGAAATCAAACCAAAGAAGCAAAGTCTGATTGAAAGCAGGACAGCAAGTGCTAGAGATAGAGCCGCAGTTGCAGTGAATCATGCTAAGTGGGCCGCGGCCAAGGCCTACTGCCAGTCGCAAGGGTTTGCCTTTCGCGTAATTACGGAAGAGGATTTGTTCTATAATGGGCGCAAGTAAATAAATACTTGCATGAAAAAACTTGAAGAACTATTTGAGTTATCATCCAAATCCAACGAGCCAGACTCGTATGATGACGCCTCCTTACCAGAAAATACACAAGAAGTAACCGAATCTGCACTTACAAATTTAGATAAAATTGAAGCAGCCTTACCGCTGGTTAAAGGTTTAGAGGCCGCTGATGAGGAGATGGATGAACTTGCTGATATGGCAAAATCTAGCTATAAGGATCTTGTCGATTTAGGTATGCAAGTTGAATCCAGATTCAGTTCGGAAATATTCAACGCAGCTAGCAGTTTTCTTGGACATGCAATTACTGCTAAGACAGCCAAAATAAATAAAAAACTAAAGATGCTGGACATTCAGCTTAAGAAAGCGCAACTGGATCAAAAGGTTCAATCCAAAAATGAAGAAATAGAAAGTACTCCGTTAGGAGAAGGGAAATCACTCGACCGCAACGAGTTGCTTAAGATGCTTAATCCGAAAAAAAATGAGTAACAAGAATAAATAGTATTATGAGCGACATTAGAGAAATAATTGAATTATTAGAAGATATTTGGGCTGAACCCTCAGAGGGCGATGTTTTGGAAATCGAATTAGGTGATCAGGTTATTGAAACCACGATCAGTGAAGTTTTAGACGATGGCGTAGTCATTCATATAGACGAACAAGCTATTAGAATCCTAATTGATGCTAAAAAGCAGCTAGATGAAGCAAAGTATCAAGGGCGTACTGTCCCATTAAACAAGCCTATGCAAGGTGATGTTAAGAAATCAAAGGTATATGTTCGCAAACCGAACGGCAAAGTTGTAAAGGTCAACTTTGGTGACAAAAATATGCGCATAAAGAAAAATAGTCCAGGCCATCGCAAGAGTTTTCGTGCCAGACATCACTGTGAAAATCCGGGTCCAAAGTGGAAGGCTCGTTATTGGTCTTGCCGAGCTTGGTAGTCATAGTGTCGATTCGTTAAAAATCGACAAACAAATGATAAATATAATATAAGCTAATTGCAAGGATCCACATGCGCTCATTAAAACAATTCATTGCGGAAAGTGTATATACTTACAACTACACGATCAAGATCGCTGGTGAAGTTGACAAGAATTTCCTAGAACTCTTTAAGTTCAATCTAAAAAAGTTTGATCCGATAAAGATTTCAGATCCAGTGTCCACACCAATTCAAAAAGACCCATATGGTTTCGTAGGGATCACTAACCAACCAGTACACATCATTAAAGCAGAATTCAGATATCCTGCTACTGAAACGATGATCCAGCAAATCGCACAGTTATTGGGTCACAACATCAATTATGTTCGTGTAGTAGGTACAGCATTTGATGACAGCATCAATAGTGAAGCCGAAGGCTATGCAAACGAAGCAGATCATAGTCCGGTACTAAATCACCTAGAACTAGAAGAACAACCTGGTGCAAAAGAAGCAGCCAAAGCATATGGCAATTCTTATCTAGACAGCATCAAAGATCAAGCAAAAGATTCAAAACTTGACATTCCTTATTCCGGAACAAAGACTCCTAATTCATATGATCCGTTCAAGCCAGAAACTCAATTTGCTTCTATGGGCAAAGAAAGTCCTATGACTAAGATTACTAGACCTGCGAAGCCTTCAACTGGTGCAAAAGGATAACCCATGAAAAATTTATTAGATAAAATGACCCAATTGGAAGCTAAAGCAATTCCAGAAAAAGTGAACACTGCACCAAAGAAGAAAGTACTTAAGGAGTCTGCTGCAAAAAAGGCACCTACCACACTTAAAGGAATGTTTGAGCAATTGAGCGAGACTCTTGCGCCCGGGCAAAAGCCAATTCCTGTAGTAAACAAGCAAGGTGGAACTCAACAGACTGGTGCGGGTTTTCTAAACATCACAGATACGTCACCTAGCGGTAAAGCATTGCAACAAGCATTAAGCCAATTGGGTCCGGCTCAGGCACAAATAGTAGTTCCTACTCAGCCAGGTCAATCAGGACAACAGTCTGGCACATCAGCCGCAGGTAAGCCTAATCCAAATCAAATGCAACAAGGACAACAGTCTGGCACATCAGCCGCAGGTAAGCCTAATCCAAATCAAATGCAACAAGGACAACAGACTATGCAAGAAGATGATCTTGACGAAAAATGGGCTGGCAACACAAAGGTAAACCCAGCCAAGAAGGGTATGTTCGCTGGTAAAACTAAGGCTGAATTGGAAAAGCAACTAGCTGCATTACACAAGTCAGGACCGCACAAGAAAGGTTCACCTGAATACACTAAGCAACAAGAATTAAACTTCGCTATTCGTGCAAAGAGCGGATGGAAGAAGGACTCAGTTGAAGAAGACCAACTTGATGAAAAGTATATGGGTTTTGAAAAGGTTGAAAAGGCCGCAGCTAAGTCCGGTGCAAGAGACCCTGGCGCAGTAGCAGCATCAATCGGTCGTAAGAAGTACGGCAAAGAAAAGTTCCAAAAGGCAGCAGCATCTGGCAAAAAGTTGGGTGAGGCTGATTTTGCTTCAACTCAGGGTATTGACACACGAGGTGCTGGCTTAGGTGCTGGCCGCAGTCCAACTACACTAGAAGGTAAGAAGGCTAAACCAGATTTTCTAGATTTAGATAAGGATGGTAATAAGAAAGAGCCTATGAAGAAGGCAGCAAAAGACAAGAAAACAGTGAAGGAAAGCATGAGCAATAGAATCTCGGCCGCCCGCCTCGAGGGCAAATCACATGGTCTTAGAGGCCATGCTTACGCAGGTAAAAACTATGATGATATGGAAGAGTGCAGAGCATATCATGATGGATACAAAGAGGGACTCGATGAGTGTCATGGTCAAGGAATGTATGAAAGCGCACTAGACATGCCGATTGAATCTACACCGGCTGCAACAGTGCCTGGTATGGCATCAAAGGCTCTTCCTGAAGACGATATGGATGAAGGCAATGCTTTCACTGCGGCTCTTGCAAGAACACCAAAAGGTTCTAGCTTTAAGTTAGGTGGAAGAACTTTTAAGGATCGTTCGAATTATGATGCACCAATGCATGAATCTGACTTTGCATTTGAGGCTTTGGATAAGCAACTAAACGATTTACTCAACGAGGGTCTTTCAGTTTCTATTTCTAAGGGCAATCAAAATGCACCTGACTCCGTAACTATCACTGCACAGGATGCAGAAGCAGAACATCTTCTTGCGTTCGTAAAGAATGCAGGTCTTGGTATCTTTGGTGGAGAAGAAGTTTCTGAACCAGTAAGAGGATTCAGTGTTGCACCATCAAGTGAAGTCAACACTCCAGGGGACATTGAAGTAGTAGATGACCATGATGATATGCTTTCACTCATGAAGAAGTTATCAGGAGTTCATTCGGGAGGCCATGAAGGATCTTCTGAAGACTACGCAGACGAAGATGAAGATAGTGGATGCGATGCATGTGGTCAAGCAGAATGCGAATGCGATGCACCTCCTATGAGACAAATCGGAGAAGTAGAATCTGAAGATCAAATGGAGTTTGAAGTCGCAGAAGATAATGCACCGGATAACGGTTCGGCTAATTCAACTAATGATACTCAAGGCAATGCTGAAGCCAATTCATCGGTAGCATCGTCAGACGTTGGTCAAGACGAAGAAGAAGGTGAAGAAGACGAACGCGTACAAGAAAGCTACGATGACGAAGAAGAGGAAGAAGACGACGACGAGGATCCTAGATTCCCTCGTAGGCACCCGGACGATCCACGCGGTGGCGACGACGACCTCACGGAGTGGGCAAATGATGCCGGCGGCAACGTAGCAGATACTACATTCGAGCAGGACATAGATTTCATGACCAAAGTCATCTCTGGCGGGCTAAACAAGCAGAAGTCAACCGGTCAAACTACTATTCCAGTTATTGCTAATCAAAAGGGTCGCACTAAGTATCACGACATAAACGAATCTATCAATGATTGGGCTAAGTTAGCAGGAATCAAAAAGTAATCATTATGACAAATTGAAATAGCCGGGTTTGTTTCCGGCTATTTTTTTGGATAGGGAGTTTATAATCTAAAACGATAAATACATATCATGAATGACCCGTTATCCTTTTACGTATATGCATATCTTCGCAGCGACGGGACGCCTTATTACGTCGGTAAAGGTAAGGGCGACCGAGCATGGAACCATAGTAGGTCTGATACCGTACATCCACCGCAGGATAAGCGAAAAATTATAATTTTGGAATCCGGGTTGACCAACTTGGGTGCTTTGACACTTGAACGAAGAATGATTCGTTGGTATGGGCGCATTGATTTGGGCACAGGTATACTTAGGAACCAAACTGATGATGGTGGTGATGGTGCATCTGGTGTCAAACAATCACAAGAAACGATAGCAAAACGAGTAGCCTCTTCCAAGGGAACGGCTATGGGAATGACAGGAAAAAAACACACGGTTAAATCTAATGAACAACGTAGACTGTCGATGTTAGGTAAAAATACAACTCCTCATACTACGGAACGCAGATTGGCTAATTCTAGGTCAAAGCTTGGTATGAGATACAAATCACAATATATCCTTAATTGTCCACATTGCAATACTTCCGGAGGAAGTTCAAACATGAAGCGATATCACATGGATAATTGCAAACACCTACAAAAGGTAATAGTATGAGTCAACAGAACATAGATTTTGGTACTTTTCCAGACGATCCAAATGCGGATGCAATTCGTATTGCATTTCAAAAAACACAGAATAACTTTAGTCAACTGTTTGACACGCTACAATCTCAAGCAGTTTTATCTGTAAATAAATCTCAGGGCGCTGGAATTACTGTCAACT